CCGGTTTGTTAAACCTATTTCCGGAAACTGTGGTGCTTAGAGGTGCACTCAACTATTTGCAGTCCTTGCCACCCGATCCTAGGATCGAGGACAGGTGCTTGCGGTAGGCAGCCTCTACAGTTCTCAGAGCTGACTAGGCTCTAAGTTCTGACGGTTCAGATCATTCGATGGAACCAGTGCCCCCCTCCCTCTCAACGAGAGGTACTCAGGTCTTCTAAGAGACACCCATCCGACGGCGAAGGCGCGTCCAGAGCTGGAAGAATTCCAACACCTTGGCGACTTCAACGTCCTTTGGACGCCTCAAAGCTCGAGCAGAAGAAGGACTGATCAAGTCTACTTTCTCGGCCGATCTTACGACTTGTGCAAAAATCGCACTCGTCTGGACCGGATTGAATCGGAGATTCAATCTCTGCAAGTGTTTCATCGATTCCTCAGCGAGGTCGATAGACTTTTGCGCCGAAGCAGCCGCTTGGTTGCAAGCTGCATCGATCAGTCTCCCACAAGGATCCCAGGACCCCTCTTCAGCGAAGAAGATGTCCGACTGCATCGAATCGACGCGGTCCCTTGCAGGAGTCAGTACCTCAGTAATCAGGCCGGTGGCCCAACTATTGAAGCTGATTAATCTCGTTAGCTGATCATTTAAGTCTACTTTCGAGATCGCTGAACGCGACATGAGCCAATCAAGCCATGTCGGCATCGCAAAGCGGCCTTCGGTTGCTGGCTGAGTCAAGAGGACCAATAAGACTCGTAATCTCCGCGGGACGACGTCCCATGGAGCATCCACCTTACTGGCTCCCTTGAAACCAACCCCTAGAGCACGAACAAAGTTCGCTAATGAGCCGGTTGGGTACCACGCTGTTAAGGCGTGAGCGACACCAGCAGAGTGCTGAGCAGCTGCCCAGAACTTCACTGGTAGTCCACTAACCAGTTCTCCTTGGAAGAAGAACTTTTTAGCAAACTCGAGAGTTTTACCTCTCGCCTCTAGAGATTTCGCAATCCCTATACTCAATCCGACGAGTTCACAGAACTTTCTGTACTCTAAGGCGACTCGGTCGTCGGCAATAACTATGTCATCACCTAAGACCGCATATCGGTCGAACCATTTCGCTCCCCCCGCGCGATAAGCCGCGAACTGCACCATAGCATGGTGTGTCAAAGCTAGCATCGCCCAACTTGAAAAGGCTCCCATCGGTTGGCCAACGGCATACCTAAGGTTCCTTCCTTTGCTTCCTAATCCCGCTGCCTTACAGGTCGACGACCCAAGGTAGTAGTTTCGGTTACAAAGCAATGCTCTCCAAGTAGAGGCAAAATGGCGTCCAAAGAACTGCAACAATAGCAGTCCCTGAATAAGGACGGGAAGCCTATCCGTCGCCGCACTTAGGTCAAAAGAATAAATCTTCTGATCAGACTTAACAATCTTCAAAAGCCTTTTCACGGGCTTGAGCTGATTGAAAGTCCCATCTTGAGGGATCTCCCGTAATACGGAAAAGATCCACTCGTGAAGCGGTTTCAAGGCAACTTGCGTCCAATAATCCACCATGGCAAAAACCCGGGCTTTGCCAGCGGGCTCTATCTTTACAGATAGCCGACCGTTACAATTCGATCCGTTTGAGTATTCTCTCCGCTTCCGAAGAATCAATTCCTTTACAGAAATTGTTTCCCCATCTGCTTTGTGAACCTTTATTCCTTTTCGAATTCTCTCCAATACCGCAGATGACATCGTCATCCGTCGCGCGGTTGGAGCGGCCTCTGCCACCTCTGTCATCTGAGTCCACAGGGATTTAGTCGTACCCGTTCCTCCCGGTGTTACCGAGAGATAACGGAACAAACTCCATCCCCATTGACCTTGTGTCCATCTCCTTGCGGAGTTGAACCTACAGCCGAAAGAGGTTGATGGACCGACTTCGCCTTTCTCCCATTCAACGTACGGGAGATCGGCAGAAGACTTCATTATGGGCACCACTGATGGTCTCCCTAAGACATCGGTCCCAATGTCCAAGAGTTTCTCACCTGTATGCTCTTCAAGCTGCGGCACGAACCTACTTCGTATGAATACACACCACTCCTTAAGGAACGCTCGGGTGAGCAGTTTCCCGGGGTCGGTGATGGTACCAAACTTATACTTCGGTTCGATTAACAGAATCCGATACATACCCAATAACGTGAGCCAGAATCGAATGGTAGATCTGTCTCCCCTTCGAATGAAGTTCCGAGCATAGCTTGGTATCACTCTAGGAAGATTAGATCCACCGGTGGCCACGGCTACCCTCGAGATCGCTCTCGAAGGAACCTTCAATTCTGACCCTGGCACACCCTGCATTAGCAAGGTATGCGCAGTTTTCAAGTATTGGACTAGCCCTGGAACACCCTGCTTACGTACCATATTCGCAACCCATTTTGCGAAGGTTGCCAATTGGATGATCTTACTTCGAGACGGCCTACCTGACACTAATCTTGCCCATGAAATCATGGGCTCCATTAGATGTCTCCAGACTTTTAGATCTGGACGCCAATGGGCTAGTTTCGCACTAACTCTAAGGTTTTCAATCTTGAGTAGTTTGAAGAGCATTTTATTATGTTAATAATAATTTGCCTAGTCCACCTTCGGTTTCCGTTCCTTTCGGACGGGCCGCAGGCGCTCCTGAGCGGAGGCGATAGGATCGCTGAAGGAATCCATCAGCAACCCCCTTTGGTTCCACTGACCCCTCAAGAGACTGACCGCAGACTGCAGTCGCCATCTCTCAAATTTTCAGCTTCCCCAATGGGAGCTCTTTTGGTACCTTCACTCTCATCTGCCTGACGGCATACGAGATCCCGAGCGCCGGCTTTCTAGCCACTTCTCGCTCCCCTTAGTGGACTTTGGTTCCCATGAATTTCTCCATGAGTCCTACTCATCGCTATCGAGGTTAAATGATGGTTCGATTACCGGCGGACACGTACTGACTGTACTCCTTACCTTCCGTAGGTTAAGGCTGTACCCAGTGCTGTACTTCCATTCACGCTTATTACTCTTTCGAGGTTCAGTCGCAGGTATAGCCTTGGCTACCTGGGGCTCCTCTTCCCACATATCCTCAGGAGTACTAGGTCCCTATCTTACAAGGGCTCCGCTCTTAACGTTTGTTCCTGTACGACATTTCTTTGTCTCGGTCCCGCCGATGGAGTCTCTACTGACTTGACAGTCTAGTAGGGGCCTTCACTATAAGGCGCCCGACAATCTTGGTTCCAATCTTCCCATAGCAGGTATCGCTCCTGTAGTGGGCATTCGAGGTCTGTGCTCCGATCCTGTTCTGCAGGACCGTACCCGTGCAAACGGAATACAGCGGCAAAGCTGCGTTACCGCCACACGCGGCGTGCTTGAGGCAGTGCCTCTACATTAGGTTCCA